TGTAATGTCTTTAACTACACCTTCACCACGAACAGCACCTAAAGTAGTGCCAGTTTCCGTAATTTTTCCAGCGTTGAGGTATGAGGCTATTGCCAAACCACTAGCCATACCGCTAATGCTTGGGTGAGGGATTCCTTTCATATTATTTTTACTCCGATTATTATTCTTTTTGGTATTGGTGTATGCCCGTCTGGCGGTTTTACGAACGCCACCTTTCTTTGTAGATCGTCTTCGAGATGTGGACGCATCATAAGACTTCTTTGAAATGAGTTTACCATCTCGGAAATACATGAAACGACCTTTCTTGTTTTTCTTCCGATAGACTCCGACAGGCATAACCGATTATAGTTTAATCCATTATATAACTCTTTTCCCTTTCGGTTTATTTTATATAACAATAACTAATGTAAGAATATGGACGCATCTAATAAAGAATTAGTAAAGCCAGACATTTCTTCACCATTGAAGAAACGTGATTCTTACCTTCGTGTGAAGGAAGATGATATGACCCTTGTTACTGTAGATCAAGTAGAGAAAGTAAACATTTCTACAGATGGGGGTATAAAAGAGGGTGTGCGTGTAACTTGCCGTGAAGTTATCACAAAAGAGAACCTTGATAAAGATGGTGAAAAGATATTTGAATACATAGCCGATTCCGAACCTAAGATTAAAGAATCATATTCAACCTCATCTTTTTATCTATTGAAAGATTTTCTATCAGCATCTCACTGGCCTAAGGAAGGGATCTTCTACTGGGTATGGAAAGCAAGTGACGGTCTACGTTGGGAAGAAGTATGAGCCGAGAACATAATAGAATGGGCTGGACTGATGAGCAATTAAAACTATTAGAAGAAAGAAGGTGTTTTAAATGCAAACAGAAAAAGAAGATTGTTGATAAGATACCTATGTTTGGTGGATACGTTGATTCGTGGGGTTGTGTAAATAAGGAGTGTAAATGAAGCGACTTTGCTCATGCTATGACATGAACTGGGGCCGTGTATCAGCGACATGCTCTCAATGTAATAGAAAGATTAATGGAGGTGCATAGGGTATGATGGGGTCGGAAGTGCGTCTGGAGTGCGTTAAAATGCGTTTAAAGTGCGTATTTGATGCGTTTCCATGCGTTACTTCTGCAAACCCATGCCTAATGGTGGCTTAATGTTTGGAGATCCCTTTTGTGAGGCTTCGGCTAAAACCGGCATCAATTTAGATCCTAACATCTGAATATACCATGGCGCACCTTCCAGCTCTTTGGCGACATTATGCATCATTGACATGTGAGAACCTTCTGGTGAGTCTTTCATTTCCTTTGCTACATTTCCCATTGCACCAGAAAAAAACTTTTGTAAATTTTTTCTTGCTTGAGGTAACATAAACTCCTCAAAATCAACCAATGTTTGCTCTCTTATTCTTTTTACTATCACTTCTAATGCTAATAGTAACGTGTCATCTGATTCACTATCTCGCAACCAGTTCTCGATACGCTTTTGAGTCATTCTGGGTATATGATAGGTATAGATCAGAAAATATAATCCAAAACTTAAAATCCAAATAATCGCAAATAATGTATCACTCATCTTTTCGTGACCTTCCAAATAATTCAGTGAATGCTTCACCAAAAATAGTAATAGGAAATACATATGCTAAACCGGCTCTTTTAGATTCTTCAATTAAATTATTTAAATTTTCTCTTAATTCTGTCGGCATATCAAATATTGTTTCTATAACTTTTATTAATATCTCTAATGAGTCATCTGTAAAATCAAAAAGAGAAGCTAAAACAACAGGTTTAGGAACGTTTAGATCTACCGTGGGTATAGGTTCCGCAATTGCTATAAGTTTAGACACGATACTTGCTTTTGTATTTAATTTTGCAAAAGCTAACCATGCACCAAATATAATAACTGGTTGTAATAAAGGAATGACAGTTAAGAGGGCTCTATTCCAGTCTATATTTTTAGCTAAATCTTCCAAACTTGGTTTTTCTTTCATATTTTATATCCCGTAAGCATGCATGAAATAGATCCGTTATTCGCTGATTGAGTTCCTAAAACCTTGACGGTTGAATTAGGTGGTATTACAAACTCAAACATTTTAGGTTGCATTATAGCACCAACAACCCCAACATCCCCTATCACTGACTTTTCAACAAAAAGATTTATACCATCAACTTGGATTGTATATGAAATAGTTTCAGATGCACTCATACCGGACCAGTCTAAACCTATCATTATTCTTGTTAAAAAGTATTCAGAGGGATTAGTATAGTTAAGGAGGGTGACAGCCGAAGCGCTAAGATCCTTGCTTCCACTCCACCCATAAATATATCCTTCCTTAACTCTTAATATTGCTTCACTTGGTGCTAAAGTCATTTAAGTTGCTTTCCAACAAATATGATGCCAACATTATTAGCATTACTATTTGCTCTATTTGCACCTTGAACTTTAAAATGAGAATTAGGAGGTAATAATAATTCTACTTCCGAATAAGGCGAGTATGCTTTATAGTTATCCGTAAATGTAGACATTAATTGTTCTCCATTTAATAGAATTTTATATTCATAATCATCAGTTACAGCATCCATAACAGCCGGTTGTAATGTGGCAATAATATAGCCTTTACCTGTATTGAATTCTAACAGTGTTGTGTAATTATCATCTACCGAAACAGGTCCACTATACGCATAAACATGCGATCCGATGCTAATTAATGACTTACTACCGCCTAAATACTGGGCGTTAGATCCTATCCGAGTTGTAGCCATGCTTATTCGAAATAGAGAGTCACTGCACCACCACTTGCGGATGCACTTCCTCCAGAATTGAACTGAACGGCAATTTGTAGATCTATATTATTTACACCGGCTAAAGGAAAAGCTACTGGTACCGAATTGTAACCGTTAAAAGCACCAGCATCAGCAGTATCACCAGCACTACCCCATATGACGAGGTTTTGTTCTGACATATTACTTCCTAATAGCCTTGCGACTATTGTAGTTCCTTTTGCATTAAATGTATCAAAGGAACAATCGATTCTCGAAATACGAGTAGATCCCTGTGGCACTTGTATATTTCCCAGTGAAGAACTGAGCATGTTATCCGTTAAGCTAAAGTATGCTTTGTCGGTTGGCGTGGCGTCAAATGTTCGTGTTATTGTTGTTGCTGTCATTTTATAGTCTGAAGTAAAGTTTACTTCCTCCGAGTTTTAGGTTAGGAAACCGCTTACGTGCAAAAGCGCCAAGTATGGCTACACTTCCAGCAGTTACTAATGTCTTTCGTCCACCATCCGATGCGATCATATTAATTGCATTCGTTGACAGAGTATGAAATGCTTGGCCGAGTTGGCCATCTGTAATGTCTTTAACTACACCTTCACCACGAACAGCACCTAAAGTAGTGCCAGTTTCCGTAATTTTTCCAGCGTTGAGGTATGAGGCTATTGCCAAACCACTAGCCATACCGCTAATGCTTGG